TCAACATCTACGACCATAAACTCTGGGTGTTCATAAAATCTCTTTTTACTAATCAGGTCTTTCCAGTATTTAAAGTTAAAGTTATAAACGCATTGTGGTAAATAGTATAAGTGGGCTAAGTCTTTTTTCTTTAGCTTCTTTCCCTTTTTAAAATACTCAATAGCGTAATACTTTCTTAAGTCATTTAAGTCTTTCCAGAAGTTTATATATTCTTCGTCATTCATTTCTTCTTTCATCAACTTAACTGGATTGTGTTTTGAAAGAGCTTTCTTTTTTAACCCTTGCTTCTTTAAAGTGTTTAAGGTTTTCATCGGGTCTGGGTCATTTCCCAACCAATTAGCCATCAATTCTGATGCTAGGGGGTTTGTGTTATTACTTGCCTTTTCTTTTACTGCTTTATACTTTTTAACAGTAATAAGCTCCTGTCCTTCTTTTAGTTTGATTTTTTTCATATTGCTTTCACTCTTAATGCGTGAGAGAGTTACGCCCACGCACTAAGCAATATTAAATTAATAAAATTGTTATTTATTACTATTCTTTAAGATTAGTAATTTTACCAGAGGCTTTTTCGTTTCCATATACTAAAGTATATTCTGCCTCTGCTTTTCCTTTAGGACCGCCACCATTGTCTGGTAAAGACTTGGTTGATACTGGTCTTAAGAACGCTACTTTGAATTGGTCTTCTTGTAAAGCTAACAATTCATTAACATTAGCGTATCTGTCTAAAACAACATCTAAAGGTCCGTATGCTGAGTCAAATACATTAACCACGTTAGTGTATCTCTTTGAAGCGGCATCAATGTTTCTAGTAATAGGAGTTGAGAAAGTGCCAATAGCCTCTTTCTGTGGTCCGTTTACATAGATAGCATTTGGTTTACCACCTTGAGCCCAGATTTTTCCTAACAATTCATTAAGTTTAGTGATTGTTAGAGCTGCCTTATCTGTTCCAGTTGCGGCTGTAACTACATTAGTAGTAATAGCGGCACTAACACCCTTTAATTCACGAGCTGTTCCAGAAGCACCTGAGTTTCCAGTTCCATCGTGAAGGGTCTTTTCCATATCATTTACCAACTCTTTAAGAGCTTTAGCGGCTTGATATGCGTATTCTGAAGCACGACCAGCAGAATCAACTGCTTCTTGTGTTTCCGTTACACGGAACATTCGGCGACTGATTTGGGTGAAATTTCCAACACGAGTTGTAGGAGTTAGTGCTGCTGTTTCTACATCGCTTCCTTCAACGATACCAGTAGTTGATGCTGAATCAAGGGCATCACATTGCCATTCGTGTAAGGTGTTTTTTGCTTTAGTTTTACCAAAGCGTGATAACATAGGGGTATCAGTTGGAGAGATGTTTGCGATAATATCTGTCAAATCTTCTCTGTTTCCGATAGCCTCGTATGTCTTAAATAGGCTGTCTGCCATAGGTTTAGTTAATCTCGCCCACTATCCATTCTATTCTTCGTTTAATGCCATCAGATAAGCAGCTAAGCCTTCTTCTGTATTAGCATTCTGTTTTAACTTAGTTAGGTTTGGATTAGAAGATGAGATTTTATTGTTACTGTGAATAACACTCTCACCTTTTTTGCTCTGTCTTACCTCAAGTAATTCTTTGACCAAAGGGTCTTCAATTACATCGTTATAAGATTTTCCTCTCTCACGAGCTACCATTTTGATTACATCAAAGTTTTCTTTTAACTCAGGATGGTCAACTTTAAATTCAAGTTCAGCTACTCGGTCGTTTTCAGCTTTCACTGGTTTAACTACTTTCGCCTCTACTTTTTTACCAACATAAGAACTTAAATTCTTATAGTGTTTTTTAAAGTCTTCTTCATCCTTAAAATCTCTGCCTGTAATCTCTTTGGCTTTCGCTAGAAAGTCAGAGTTTTTGGCTTCGCCATCTTCGTCTGAAGTGTCGGTATTGTCATCGTCACCTTCCAAGTCTTCCAACTCAGTGTCGGTGTCTTCTAACTCACCTTCTTCTTCAAAGGTTTGGTTATTTTCCATCTTTTTAAAGGTCTATTTATAGCGATAACAAGCGTTATCTTAAACTATAAATAAGTTATATATATCAATACTCCTTGTTAGGAGTCTTTGAATAATTTTGAAATATCTGTTCCGTCATCGTCAATATCTACTAGTTTTTGGTCTAACTGATAAACTTCTTCTAACCAAGAGGTTAAAATACTTAACGCCTCCTTTACAACCTTAATGTTTGTTTCGTCTAGTTTACTTAACTGCGTGTTTCTCTTTACCACTTCTACTAATTTATCATAAGCTTGGTAGTCTAACTTATGTTTTAGGTTTTCTATACTCATAATTGTTGTTCTTGATTAGCAACTCGTTGGTCCTGGTTTTGTAATAACTGGTCAGGTGTTTGCTCTCCTTCTAAACTGGTTTGTAATTGTCCTTGTGTTTGTGTTTGCCCTTGGACTTGTTGAACTTGTTGAACTGGTTGACTCATAGACGACATCATTGTTTCACCATCAAGACCTAATAAATCAAAAATATTCCTTAAAATAACTTGAGCGTTAGGGTCTTGCGCGAACTGACGATAACTCGTTAAGACTTGTTGTAAATTCTGCAACACCGTTGACTTATCAAAAGTTTCATCTGTAATATAGAAAGATACATCAATTTTATCAGCGTCTTTTAAGTCTTCAATCCCTATCCACAATTCATCCCTTTCTTCTATTTGTCTTTTAACTTCAGCTTCAATAGCATCTCTTTGTTGGGGGGTTATTTTTTGTCCATTATTAGCAATAGTTAAGTCAGTATAATATTTAGTTAGTTTTCTTTTTAGTTTACCAGTTTCTTCTTCACCAATTAAGCTTAAAACATCATCTTTTTTGTATATTTTCCAAAAGTCTGGTAGTAACTGTCTTTTAAATAAATTTGATAAGAATAGACCAAACCTCTCTTGTCTAAGCTGGAATGAAGTCTTAACGGCACGTGATTGAATAATCGCATTAGTGGCTGGTGTAGAGCTTGGTAGCGCCTCTCCTGTTGAGGCTTCTTGGCTTGAAGCAATACGATTAGCCATTTGAACAATGTTTTGTTCCTCGTTAATACTTTCGGTAAAGTTAATGTTTCTTGTATCTAAACGGGCTATATCGTTAACATTTTGAACACCAATAGCACCACCAGCGAATAGTTTAGCCATCTTCTCTGGAGTAACACCAGAACCTTCTCTAAAGACAAACAATTGGTTCATTAAAGCAAGGTTGTTATTCCTGCGAACATTGTAGATTGTGTTTAGATATAATTGTAAATAGATAGCTTTCTCACCAATCCCCCTACCAAGCCATCTTCCTGGAGCTTCCTCAAACTTAGACTCTTCGTAGGGTCTTATTTTATTCCACTCTTCTATTCTATGGATTAAAGCCGTCCCTCCATTTACTAAACCAGAAGCCAAAACTCTACCATTAACATAAGTTTCACTATCAGATACTTTTCCGGTTAACCAAGACTTTGGTATTTTCATATAAGCCTCATATAGGTCTATTTCTGGGCTTACACTTTCTTCTAGTTTGTCTTCGTTGTGGATTGTTGGAACTTTATTTCCACCTTTTAACTTATCAAGATTAATCCATTTACCTTTAAATGTATCTTTTAAATACGAAACATCTTGAATACTTCTTTCAATAAAATCTTCTGTTTGTAAAGAGCCACCAGTCATTGACCTAAATATATTGCGAAGGTCAATCCTCTCTGTTTTTAAAGCTTTCTTTTTTATCTGTTCGCAGTTGTCATAAATCTTCTTTTTAACTATATGTCCATCTAGGGCAAAATACATTAAATCATCGTTAATCTGCTCTCCAAAAGAGTTTTTCCCCATCCAATCACGGACCATATTCCTTACCATTACGGATAATCCGTATTGGTTAGGGTTGTCAGCTTTTGTGTTTACATCCTTAGTGTCAATATCAATATTTTTAACATTCTCCCATACAAGAGCTTCTGTTAATGGGTAAAATATCTTTTGTTGTCCGATTAAATCTTTATCCTTTTTAAACACCCCAAAATAGTTTTCTCTAATTATATCTAAAAGAAAACGCATTCTCATTATTTTATTACGAGAGATTTGAAAGTTGCCTTCCTCGTATTTTGTAATGAATTCGGTTAGCGTTCCAACTGCTTGTCGCTGTATTTCTTGCTTAGTCACATTTTTAATATTAATTTATAGTTCGTTGTTCGGAATGTAGATTGAAGAACTTATTAGTGGCTCTCTATTTAGGGTAAACCACATTCTCATTATTAAATTATCTAAGTCATCAGGACTTCTTCCTAGATTTTCCTTAATTATATCTTTAGGAACTAAACGCTTTTTACCATCTTCGTCCGGGGCAAAGTCTTTTAGTTCGCTTATTTCCTCACTAATCAATTCTTTTTCGCTTTCATCTTCAACATCTAAAGACATTCCTCTTTCGTTTATCTTATCAGCGAGCATATAGCCACATTGGTCTTTTAGTGTTCTAAAGTTTTCCTTAGGGGTAATGCTTACTATTTTTCCATTTCTTACAACATCAATCTGTTTAGCGTCTAGTTGTTCTAATGGACTTGAGTTAGCTATAAACCCATTTATTCCCCTTAGCTTATCTACTACACCTCCACCTACTCCAACCTCATCGGCTATCACACGACTGTATGGTATTTTTTCTTCTTCCAATACTTCTTTTACTTTTTGTGCTGTAATCTCTGTATCTTGAAAGAACCAAGTATATCTTTTATAGTTTTTAAATCCTTTCCATAGATATAACTTAGTTGAGTCTTTACCAAATCTAGCTATATCTAGGGTCGCATATTTATTCCCATCTTCTACTGTGTTTGTAAATAAGTCCTCAATTGCCTCTCCCTTAACTAAACACGCCTTATCATCATCATAATCCCAATTGCCATCTCTTAACCTATCTCTTGTTGCTTTATCTGATATTTCGCTTAACTGTTCTCCGTAAATGTCTGATGTATAATTATTGTCTGAGTATAAAGAGCGAATAAAAGCATAAGCCTTGCCAAGTGTTCCATTTTTAAATGGATTGTAAAATAATCTTTTAAGCCATCCCTTTTTAGGATTAGCTGTTATAAGCAGTTTTGGGTGTAATCCATATTCTTTATTTAAATGTCTTCCTACACGAGTCTTTAAAACATCAAACGCTTTAAAGTCTATCTCACCAGCTTCCTCGAGCCACCCTCCTGTATATTCAAGTGAGCCAAATCTTTCAAATAATGGGTCGGTTGGAACAAAGTTAACATCAAGTAAGTCTATCTTGGAGCCATTAAAGAACTCTATATAATTATATTGTCCGTTTAGTTTCCAGTCTTTGTCTGGTATCTTATGATAAGAGCAAACCTTTTTAAATGTTTCATAACTTGAAGCCATTAAACGCTTAAGTTCCTTTCTTCCAATAAACCATTTAGATTTTGGATATTGATAACACATTACCAGTAGCCATTCACAACCAAGCCAAGACTTCCCCCCACCAGCCCCACCTCCAAATAGAATATATTTAGTTATCTTATCTAAAAGTTTCTGCCAAGCTAAATGTTGCTTAGGTAGAGGGCTTATCGTTGGTGTTATCGTCTTCTGTGTTTCCATTTGTTTCCCCTGGTAGTATATAATTAAATCCTGCTATTTTTTCTCCATTAGTAGTATGGTCAAGTTTATCAATTATCTTTCCTTTTAGTTTATAGTAAGAGTCAATTGCTCTCATTCTTACTTCATCTTTAGCTTGAGTAAGTAATTTAAAATGCTCTCTCTTTACAGCATCATCATTAAAGCCTCTTTCTTCTAATATATCATCAATTCTCTTAATCACGTCAGGCTTTCTGAGGTATTCTGTTGCCATTGAAGCAGCTACTCCCAAAACCCTTTTTTTCTTTAATCTTAACTGTTTTAATTCTTCTTGCCACGCTAATTTTAATTCCTTATCAATTGGTTCAACTGGTTCTTCTTGTTCTAGTAATTCTTTACCGTCTATATCAAACGCAATAAGGGCAGACTGCGTTCCATTTCCAACAGTATCTACC